ATGACGATAAATATACATCCTGTCATTTATTATCGAGCAAAGAGTGAAGATTGGACAGATGGCTGGCAGCAGTTTGACTGGGTTGCACTAAACCTTGTTAAGGCAATAAAACATAAGGCGTTTAACGGTACATCGCGGATTCCGATGAAATCGGGGGCGACCGTAACAATTGATTCGACAGATAATGGCAGAAAAAGGGCGCTTTCTTTATTGTCAACGTCAATTGCCAAAAAGATCGTCAGCGCAGGCTATTCGGACGTCCTTGTAATTCCTATTCCCGCCTCGGATCATGTCGCGCCCGGCGCTTCTTTCACGGGCGGTAGAATTGCAAACGCCATTCAGGCTTTTAATCCAAAATTGATCGCAACACCGTCACTCTACTTTTCGCAAAAGCTGCCCAAAAGCTCTGAAGGAGGTGGACGAGATTCCGCTCTGATCGAGATGAAGCTGCGCGGCGGGGACGATATCCCCGCAGGATCGGAAATTGTTTTGCTCGATGATGTATTTACCACCGGTGCTCATATGCGAGCGGTTACTCGATATCTGAGAAAAAAAGGGCACACTGTAAAAGATGGTTTCGTAGTTGCGCGGACACGATGGCAACGCCCTGAACGGATGCTCCAGGCAGAGTCCGAAACATGTACTTTCAGCTAGGTCGGTCGAATTTTGATGATCGACATGGAAAGATGTCACAGAATTCGTCTACCGGCTCGGCTGGCACCTCGTGCGGCCGGCGCATCATCTTGCCGCTCCTGGTCGGCTGGGGCAGGGTGGGGGCCGTCCCATCAGTCGCCACCCGGATGATCGCGCCGAAGCTGTCCGCCTTATGGAAGATCGCCTTGATGTCGGGGAGCAGGTTGCGGGCCCAGTCGGCATGGGTCGGGCTGACATATCCAATCTGCCGGCCGCGCTGCGAATAGACCGAGACGGCTGGAACACCCTCCACCAGCCGCTTGAGCGGCCGAAGGGTGACACGCTCCCCGGCGATGCACCGATCGATCTCAGCCTGGCGCCGCAGCGCGCATTCGGTGCGGAAGTCGGCCCCGACGATCGCCAGCCCGATCGACGGGACGGCGGCCGGCCGATCACGGTCAGCGGAGATTCTCATGGGGGGAACATAATGCGAACATGTGTCGGATGGAAGGGTTGACCGAATCGCGAACGAAGCGCGAACATGGGGCATGCCTGACGATACCCTAATCCGCGACTTCTGCCGGCAGAACCGCCTGTCATTCCGATGGAAGACGCGGATGGATGGCAACCGGGCGCATGCTCACATCACGGTCAAGCGCGGCGATGAAACGCTATATGATGTCGGGACGAACGGGATAGGCAGCGAGCAGGGCGCGCTGGATATACTGTCGGGATGGGCTATCAAGCGCATCACAGAGCCGCCAAAGCCAGACACGATATCGGGCTGGACGCACGCCAGGCCGAAGCATCGCGAAGGGGACTGATGAATCGCCTACTGCTCACCCTTAAGTTCTGGCTGATCGTCGTGGTGTCGGTCGCTGGGTCGCGATCGGGATCGCCACCAGATGACCTTGCCATCTCCTTGTAAAATCGACATCAAATACAGAATTAAACTGAGGGCAGCATGAGCGAACTCTTGACTTTGACGCGCGCTGATATCGCGCATTCAATCTATCGGCACACAAGATTGCCGCGGGGGCACTGCCAGGGGATGGTCGATTCGATCCTTCTGCACATTGCTGATGCGTTGGCGGCTGGCGAGAACGTCAAGATTACCAACTTCGGCACCTTCGTACTGCATGACAAGGGCGAACGCCTCGGTCGCAATCCGAAGAACGGGGTTGAGGTTTCGATTGCGCCACGCCGGGCGGTGACATTCCGGGCAAGCAGAGCGCTTCGTAACGCGGTCGCGTAGCTTGTGCTAAAGTCTGATGCTCCGAGTGATCTACATCACGTTAACCATATTGTAGCTTCGTTATCGTCGCCCTAAAGGGGCGGATATGCCAGACGGAGCATCAGATCTAATCGTCTACCTAGTGGCGATCTTCATCGTCAGCATGGCGTTCCGTCACCTACGCAATCAGGGCTGACGACGAGGGTCGGCCATGTCTTGGCTTTCGATACCCCGTGCGCTATCGAGCGCTGGCTCCTGGCGCACCTTATCGTCATCGCGGCGCGCGTCAGGGGCACGCTTGACCGCCCGGCCGAGCGCCTTTGCAGCGGTCACGACATAGCCCAGCGCCTCGAATGCCAGCCCGACCTTGCCGAGCCCGCGCGTGATCTTGCCCAGTCCCATTAGCGCGCCCTCGTCAGATAGTTCGCCAGGATGCAGGCGCCGCCGCCGAGAAGCGCCACGGTGATCCAGAAGGCGGTCATGATGTCGATCAGGCTCATGTCTGCGGATCCTGTGCAGGAGGATTGGCGGGCGGCGCGTTGGCGAGGCTCTGGCCCATGCGATCAAGGCTCCGCTGCTGCCAGCGCTCCTTGATAGCGTTGATGATGGCCATAAGGATCGCGGTCCATGCCGATGCCTCGCCCGCGCTGTTGTCGCGGATCGCAAGGCCCATCAGCACCATGACGCCGATCGAGATAATGCCGAGCAGGACGATTTCGGAGAAGTGGTCGTTGGGGGAGGTCATGCTTGCCCCCGATACATCTTCGCCTCGGCTTCACGTCGCCGCGTCAGGCCCGCCATAACTGCGCCATTGGCCTTGTTCCAGCGAGCGAACTGTGCCGCTGCGCCTGCATGGTCGCCAGCCTTGTGCAGCCGCAGCAGGGTGCTGTCACGGAAGTTGCCGATCCCGACATTGTAGGCCAGGGACACCATGGCATCGAACTGCGCCTGGCTGGTGGCCGCTGAGCCGATCAGCGCCGACACGTCATCGCCGAACGCCGCGATATCCTCGCCGAAGCGCTTGTCCGCCTGATCTTGCGTCCATACCACGCCCTTGTAGATGCCGGGCCCGGTAGCCCCGTATCCGATGGTCCACGGGTCGCCGCCGGTTGCGGGGTCGGGATAAGCCGCCAGCTTGCAGCCCTCGAATGACTTGATGAGTGCCTGCCCGGCTGACGACACGTAGCGGCCAGTCTTCATGCCCAGCCTTGCGGCAATGGTGTTGAGCGTTACCGGACCGAGAACGCCGTCTGCCTTCACCCCGATGAAGGTCTGGATTTCTTTCAGAGACGCCATCATTCACCTCCCAAGGGCCGCTTGCCCGTTGCGATGTCATGCAGGGTTCGCTCCGCGCTCAGTTCGGCCTGCACTTCTTCGCGGATGGCCGCCTTGCGACGCATGGCTTCGTCGGTGATCACATCGCCCACCTGGCGGACGAACCGATCTGTATAGAGTTTGACGATGCGATCCGCGCCAACGGTTGCGCCGGCCGTGATCAGCGCAGCCCCCTCGCCATCGACACCGGCCCGACTGATCATCCAGTAGGATATCAGCGCGACCATCGGCAGGATCAGCAGATCAGCCAGAACCAAGGTCGGCTTGATCTTCACGCCCTTCTTGATGAGGAGCGCATATTTGGCGAGGAAGCCGAACGACAGGCCAACCCATATCCAGCCATATTTGGCGATCAACGCCTCGCCCCAAGGCGTCATCGTCATTGCTCCCTGTTGTGTGTTCATGGCTACGTTCCTATTCATCGCACCGACCCAAGCGTGACGACGCGCGGGTTGCTGGCTGCTCAGCGGTTGCCAGCGATCCCGCGCTCGTTAAGCCACCTTGCGGATCTGAACATCGGTGAGAGTGAAGGTACCCGACGCCGGACTTGCAGAAGCATTGAAGGCCAGCTGCAGAAGCATATTCAGACGTTGTACGCCTGCTGGAAGCACGCGCGTCCTTGTCTTCATAGTAATGGGGTGCGGGGTTGTTATGTCTCCCACGCCCACACCGCTCGCGACTTTTCCGTCAGACGAAAGAAAGTTTGCGGTTCCGTCAAAATCCTGGAGGATAAGGGCGGGGTTGCTGAAATTGACAGCATCAGCCCAGGACAAGCTGCAACTAAGCTCCACGCTGTCCCCAGCAGCAAAACCTGACACGATGTTCGGCCCTTGCAGCTGCACCACTTCATTCGATCCTTGCCCCGCCGCCATGTCGACGACGAACTGCAAGGCGTTTCCAGAAGCCGCGTCATATCCGGCAGCCTGCGCCACGGTTGAAACAACGACCTCGCCTATGGGAGGGCCTGAAGCATTAACCGCGCGCGACACGTTCCAGTTCTGCGGCACCGTTCCAGAGACGCGTGTAGCTACGCCACCACTTGTCGTTCGGAACGATACATTTGCTCCGCCCAGGTTTCCGAGCGGGTTGTAAGTCGCGTCATAAAGATCATCAGTGGGCGAGAAGGGCGGTATGGAAGGGAACAGCGGTGATATGACCGACCATATGCGCCGCGCCATGAAAGCGGCACCGCGACCATTAGGATGGAGGCCATCTGACATTACAGTCAATGAACCGAAGCCGCTCCCAGACGCTGGATCAACGAAATCTCTGTCGCAATCGACAAGGTAGAGCGGCACCAATGGCGAGAGAGAAGCGCGCCATAGCTTCAGCTGCTGGTTTACCCATCTGATCTCGCGCGCAAGCTGTGCTTGACCCGTGTTGTCGGTGATCGGGTTCCAACCAGTGCCGGCCCGGGGGAGGATCATGATCAGTACCACCGCCTTACCTGCTGCCAGGGCTGCCGTAGCCATGGCTATCAGGTTGGCAAGCGTCTCCTCCTTGGGAATTGTGCGAGGTCGGCTAACCGTTGGCCCGGCCTGGCCAAAGATCATGTCGTTGGTCCCGCCCAGCAGGAACATCATGTCGAAACCGCTGTAGTTGGCGGCTACGTCGATATCGTACCGCGCCGCCATTTGACGCGTGGTGTTGCCGGGAACACCCTTTTCGTAAGCCAGCCTGAAGCGCTGTCCGCTGATCCAGTTCAGGTGCGTAAAATATCCGGAAAGACCATTTCCCGTCTCATTTGGGGCGCTCGGATTGTCATAGCTGTTGTAATGCGTGATTGAATCTCCGAACAACATGCACCGAGGCATAAGCGGACGGCCCATTGCCGCAGCCGCCAATTCCACCTTCGCGCTGCCAACGAGAACGGCTGCTACAAGGTCAGCCATGGCTCAGGCCTCCCAGATCGTGACGGCTGCGCCGAGCAGCAGGCCGCTGAGGTAGAGCGCGTTGATAGGACATTCCGGGCCGCTGAAATCATTCGCCACCCCGCCGAACAGCGGGACGCCGCCCGTCGCGCCGGACACTATTTTGAGGATGCAGTCGGACGGCGGGATTATCTTGATCCCCTTCCTCGCCGCGTTCGCCGCGATGACGCTGGTTGTCCCAGCCGCCTGACCAGCGGAGAGCGATGCGACCGATACATCGGTATATTGTGATCCTGTCGTCATTTTATCCTCGATCTGTTTGCGCAGCTTTCGCGATATGTCGGTTGGCGGGAGGGCCATGGATCAAGCTCCAGTCTGGTCGCCGACAGCGACGCCGGCAGTATCGGTGGCGGGGTCGGGTGCGGCCTTGGTGCGCCAGGTGCCGGCGGCGGTGGGCCACAGGGCGAAGCCGCTGATGCGCAGCGGCTTGTCGTAAGTGATCGAGGGGAAATTGATGCCGCCACCTTCAGGGATTGCGAAATCAACACGGACAAAGCTGTCGGAGAATTGGAGGCCCTGCATTTGACCATCGGGGGTCAGCTGAAGCTGATACTCAAGCACCTCCCCAATGCTCATGTTGAGATTAGCCTTAAAGCCAGCCGGTGCCCGCGCTTCGATGAATGTATCCGCACCGCCGTTCATGTCGCCCACGCGCAGGTTGCCATTGACCTCAAAACCCCGGTCGACCGTCGCGAATGCCACCGGTGTGCTGAAGCCATGGACCGGCGCCGCCATGTCCATATTGCCCACCGCAACGGCGGCATCGCCGACATTGACGACAGGCACCGTCCCGAACGTATTGAGGTTGCGCGCGCCGGACACTTCAACATGGTCGACGCTGGCGCCGTTGAGCCTGACCGCCCCCTGCATCGTGCGGCTCGCGCCAGCGCGGGTGTCGATCGCTACCGGCTCACGGATGAACAGGCCGCGCTTGGCGCCCCAGACATCGACCGCGTAGCCGCGCGCGCTGACCAGCCCGCAATTGACTGCCTTGATGTAGCCCACGCGGCCCGAACAGTCGTCCAGCCGGACGGCGCTCTTTCGGACGCCGGTGATGACCGTGCCATCCGGGATCAGCACATCGTCATAATTGTTGATCCAGATCGCGTCTTCATAATGACCCTCGATCCGGGGCGGTGCGTCGAACGTCAGGCCATACAGGCCAGTGACACCGGGGGAATGGCAGCGGATCGCGTTGACCGATGATCCATCACGGGGGATCAGATTATGTGCGGTCAGATCCTCGTCGTGCGGCATGGTGAGCGTGCAGCGGCCGATGCGGACATTGGCGAAGTAGTAGACATCTATGCACGCCTGAATGCCGATAATCTCACCGATGCTGATGTTCAGCCATTTGCCATCGAAGGCGTTGTCCTCAAACCCGTCGTAAAAATGCGACGCGGTGAAGATGCGCCGCAACATCGCACGCGCGGCTTCGCGATCGGCGGGATTGGTCAGGCCGGGCGTGCGCTCTTGGGGCGATAGGCCGGTAGTGTAGTCAGCGAAGATGCGCGCAATATGGATGTTGCGGACGCGATCGAGCCGCTGATGCCCCTCGCAGTTGACACCTGTCACCCAATAGCCGTTGCCTTCGATATAGACCGGCCCGACGTCCGCATATTCGACGTTGAAAAGGCTCAGCGCCTCTCTGAATACGTCCTTCGTATGCAGCCTTTCGATCGTGCAGCGCGCGACATATTCTTCGCCGTACACGCTTGCCGCCTTGCCGATCTCGACGCCGGAGCCGCGCATGTTGATGCAGGTGATGTTGCCGAGCGAGATGGTGCCGCTGGCCTTGTAGGCCGTGAAACCGGCCTGAAACTGGTAGACATTGGCCTCGTTGAAGACGCCGGCACCATCGCGCCCATCATCGAAGGGGATGCCGCCCGGATTGCGCTCGGCATCATACATGTTGCCATTCAGCGTCCACTTGCCGATCAGCCCAGCGTTGCGAAGATCGGGATATTTCCATGTGTGGTGACCAAAGATCGTCGGCGCATTCTTCACATGGTCCGCCGCCTTGATCATGAGCTCAGCGCCGTCAGACTCCCCGAGCAGATCGGGGACAGAGGTCAGGACACCGCGCTGAAACGTGCTCCCCGGATCGGTCGGATCAGTCGCGCCCTGGCCTTCGATCAGATAGACGCCGGTCCCTTCCTTCCAGAGCGTCCAGAGGCCCAGGCCGCGCTCGTAGCAGACGCGCATCGTCTCCTCGATCGCCGCCGCGCTGTCCTGACCCGATCGCGCTCCCAGCATCTTGGCGTCAGGCACATCGACCGCAAGGCGGAAGCCGCGGCCATTCTTGCTTAGAGCGCTCGATCGCGGATGGTCCGCGACGTAGGCGGCATCGACCGAAGCGTCATAGACATAGCGCGCCGCGCCGATGCCCTTGACCGAATGGCCACTGGTCTGCACCGCATCCATGCCCAGCGGGATCCACCGCCCGGCCAGATCGGTGAAGAGCGAGACAGCCAGCACCTTGAGCGTGGCGCGGTCGGAGTAGGGGACTTCCTCCGCGCTGGACGGCCCGGTCTTGACCCCGGAAAACCAGCGCCCGCTGCCATCGGTCGCCCACACGTCGAAGGCATCGCCGGTTTCCAGATCGGGATCGGCGGCGGCGGCCGCCAGGCTGCCATAGCGAAAGCCCCACACCTGGTCAGACGCGACCTGCGCGCCGGCCTGCGAAGTGGACGCGCCATCGAGCGCTTCCACCTTGCTGGCGGCGGCATCGACGGCGGCGGCCTGCGCGGCCTGTGCATCGGCCGCCACGCCGGCGACCTTGCCGTCGATCTCGGCGGTCGCGGTGCCGACATAGCGTGCGAGCAGGTCGACGCTCTGCAGCTGGACGACATTCTGCTTCGTCACCAGCTCGAAGGAAGCGGTCATATCTGGGTGCTCCCCGGCACGATGATGAAATTACCCGCGAACCAGCGGGCCTTGCGCATGCCCACGACGGTGATCAGCATGTCCCAGGACAGCTTGATCTCGGCGCCGGGCTCGGTGCCGTTGGATGCGAAGGGCAGCAGCTGCTCGATCGTCGTCTCGTTGATCAGCATCCGGATCGTGCTGACCGGCACGCCATCGTCGTCCGCGACCGATACCGACAGGCCCTGGGCGAGCGGCACCGTCTGCTCGAGGCTGATCAGCGGATCGCCGGGCGCGTCGGGATAGAGCCGCACCTGCGCCTTCAGCGCCGCGCCGGTCAGGTCGACGCCACGAATGATGATCTTGTCATCGTACGGCACCCAGCGCTTGGCGCGCAGGTGCAGCACCGCCGGATCGGTCGGATTGGACATGGTAGCTCCGGTTCAGGGGATGTCGGCGGCGTCGAGCCGGTTGAGGATCGTGGTGATGTCGGCGGCGGTGTATGTGCCGCCCAGCTGCGTGGCATTGCCTGCATTGGTTGCCGTGTCGGCCGTCGCCGCCGACGCGGCGGTCAGCGTGCCGACCGTGACCGGCCCGAGGATCAGCCAGTCACTAAGCCCGAAGGCCGAGCGGTAGCGCACGCCCACCTGATAACTCGCGCCCGATGCAAGGCCGGTGAATTCCTTGCCGGTGCTGTCCGATCCGGCGGAGAACTGGTCCGCCCATGCGGTCGCACCGTTGGGACGATAGGCAAAGTCGATCGAGGTGGCGCTGGGAGATTCACATGCGCCCGCGATCACGATCGAGGGGACATCGCCCGTCCCGGCGCTCGCAGCCCAACTGCCGGCGTCTGGTGTGTCCATCGTCGGCGTCGACGTGCTGTCAGTCACCGGCGCCGGCACGCCGACCTGTGACAGCGCCAACGGATGCTTGTCAGGATCCTCGGTGCGCAGCGTCAGGGTGACGGTTGCGGTGGTGGGATCGAGCGCGCGCTTGATGATGATCACATCCTTGCCCGCGATCCAGCCGAACGACTTGGCGCCTTCGTCGATGTGCAGGCAATCGCCGGGAAGGAAGCCGATCCAGCGCAGCTTGAGCGGCAGGACGATCGGACTGGCCTCGCGCGCATTGGCGATGTCATAGGCGGCCAGCTGCGCCGCCTGGTCCGGCGTCTCGCCCGCCCTGCACTGGACCATGGGATAGGTGACGGCCTTGGTCCGCTCGCGCCCATCCTTGGCCAGATAGGCGGCAATCTGCACCGTGCCCGCCGGCACCTGCTCCCAGAAGTGATCTTCGCTGGTATATTTGGGCGTGATCCCGTTGGGCCGGTCCCGCATCGTCTGGCAGGTGGAGCTGGAGCCCTCGCCGATCAGGTCATCTTCATAGATGGTGGCGATCGGCACGCGCGGAGCGTTGATATAGCCCGACAGGATCGCGCCGTGGCGGATTGGCTCGCCGCCGCCCGCCTGGCACAGCGCCTTCATTACCTCCCATTTGTCATCCGCCGTGGTGACCCGGCCGCCCGACTTCCAGCCATTGGCGTCGGCGATATTGGCATTCTCGACAAAGGTCGCGACGTCGATCGCGTCGATGCTGAGCCCCGCGCCGCCGACGCGGATATTGTTGGGGCCCTGATGCCAGCCCAGCGCGAAGGTCAGCGCCTGTATCCAGCCATTCTCGCTATAGACCCATGTCGTCTGGTCATCGGCGCGGCAAGGGCCATCACCCCCTGGGAATGTGCTGTCCTGGCGCGGGTCGTAGCAAAGCACCCATTCGCCCAGCCAGTTGAGCTGGGGCGTGCTGGTCAGCGTCTCGTCGCCCTTGCCGTCGAACAGCAGGCTATTCATCACGGCGGCATAGCCGGACAGCTTCGAACCGCTGCCCCAGCCCGGTGGCGTGCCGACCCCGTTGGACAGCGCCATCGCCTCGGGGCAGGCGCCATATTGAACGTCCTGCCAGATGCGCGGCTGACCGCCGATGGTATAGTGACCAAACAGCCCGCCCGAGAAGCTGATCGGCTCCTTCTCCATATAGGTCTGGGTGATGGCATGGACCGGCCCACAGCCCGACAGGACGCTGACGATCGTGTCATAGGCGTTGTCGCGGCCGTGCTGCTTGCGATAGCGAATGTCACCGCTGGCGAGCGTGCGGCCGAACAGGATCGGGATCGGAGAATCCGGGTCGGCCGTCCAGGTCGTCTGCACCCCGCCGACGCTCGGCTTCTTCGCCGTCATGGCGCCGACGATGCTGGCTTCCATCGCGACCGCCGTGGCGAAGGCCGACGCGGTCGCGGCCGACACGCCCAGCGCGCCGGCCAGCAGGGTCGATCCGCCCCCGGTCGGGATGGCAGCGGCAATGGCGACGGCAATGGCCGCGACCTTCAGGGCCTTGGACATGGGGTCAGCTTCTCCAGGCCGCGAGCAGCTGCACGGGCTGCACGATCGCGGCGCCGTCCAGATCTTCCAGCCAGCACAGCACGCGGCCATTGTTGATGCAGATGCCGAAGCATCCGAAGGGCGGCTCGCCCGGAATCTCGACGATATCGCCGATGATCCGCATGGCGGGCGTGATGCGGCGACCCGGCAGCCAGGCGTCGAGGCAAGCCGCGCCGCTGCCACCATGACGGCGCAGGAAGCGCATCAGGCCGGTCGCGCTCTTCCACGTCCCGCCTTCGCCGATGCGCGGGCGGTGGCCCATGGCGCGCAAATGGCTGATCACCATCTTGCCGCAGTCATGCGTGCCGATCACGAGGGCTTGCCCCGCGAACCGGTTGACGGTCTGCAGGGTGGCGTTGCGCCGCTTGGCTAAGTCCATGGTCTAGAAGCTGGCCTGTCGGTTGGTGTCGATTGCCTGGCGCACGGCCTTCCAGCCGGTCACCTTCTCCACCCCGCCGGTGGGCGGGTTCGTACCCCAATATCCATTCTCGGCAACGCCGGTGACATGGTCCATGCCCGCTTCATCGGGCCAGACGCGGCGATGAAAGTTGCTCGACATCACCCGGTCCTCATCATTGAGCATCAGGTAGTCCATCTCGCTCACGATATCGAAATCGACCGAGCATTTGCGCAGCCCGAATGCGTGGACGGGCACATCCACTATGCCGCGCAGCGGGACATAGGGATCGCCGATCGACAGGCCGGTCGCATCATCGCGCGCGCCGACCATGACCGTGACGACAGACCCCTGATTATCGGGGTCGGACATCAGTGCCGCGGCTTCATCGCTTTCGGCCAGGATGGTGATCGACGTACCGGGCGCCTCGTCGCCAAAGCCATCCTCGATCTCGTCGATCGATTCCCACGATCCGAAACCGTCGACATGGCCATAATAGTCCTGCCCGTCGATCTCGATCTCTGCAGACCCGTCGAGCAGGCGCACGTCCAGGCCCTCGGGCAACTGCATCCGCAGTGCGCCGAACATCGTGACGCGCGCGCCGGCGAACGCGGCGTCGAGTGCTGGGGATAGGATGGTCATCAGGCCCGCTCCAACACATCAAACACCAGGCCCACGGTCCGTTGCATGTCGATCGGCCATGAGAAATTGTCGCCCACGATCCACCCGGCGATGACCGGGCGGCGGATTTCGACCGCTTCGCCGCCGAACAGCTTGCGACGTAGCGGGCGAGTGATCGGGACGATGCCTGCGCCATTGTCATCCAGGATCGTCTGGGCGGCCGCGAAATACAGATAGGGGTGACCGACGCGCTCGACATTGAACGCCTGCCCCTGGCGGATAACGTAGCGAGGTGTCGCGCCGGTGATCGTTACGAAGCGACCGCCGGCATGGGCGCCGCTGATTGTGATGCCGTTGCCAGGCGTCCCGACCACGAAATCTACCTGCGGATATTCGAACAGCGCGCCATATTCCTTGGCCATCTGCGCCAGCGCGACCAGCTTTCTGCCGTCGGGCTCCATCCGCTCAGGCGGCAAAGTGAACTTACCCGTATGGCCACCGCCCAGACGGCCGACGCGATTGGTGAAGCCGCCCATCACCGGCTGCTGCAGGACGCCGGGATCCGGCATGCCAGGCTCGGCCAGCTGCACGCGGATATCGCGCAGGTCGACGGGATCGAAGGACATCAGCGGCGCCCGTACATACGCTGTGCCCGGCGATCACGGCGGCGGTTGCTGGCGTTGACGGCGCCGGTGGCATTCTGGCGGCTGATCGGATCGGCGACCATGGCGGCGCGTCCGTCCACCACGACGTCGAAATAGGGGGAGGGGACGATCTGGGCGATGCCGCCGCCGACTGGGCCGCTGTCTTGACCCTGGTGACGCACGGCAAATTCTTCGTTGCTGGACATGCGGAATGCCACGACATTCTTGTCCACGCCCGACATGCCGCCGACCGGCTTCATCCAGCCGTTGGTGCCGTTGGCAAAGCCAGGCAGTCCGGCAAAGGCCTTCGACACCGCGCTCTGATTGATCACAGGGCTGGACGATGCGGAAGATTTGCCGCCGCCCAAGATGGTTCCCAAGCCCTTAGCAATCGAGCCGAATACACTCCCTGAATTCCCCCCGCCACCAAGTGAGGATGCGCCCTGGCCGAACGCCTGCTTGAACAGCGAGAAGAGCAGATCGCTGATGCTGTTCAGGCCCTGCTCCATGCCGCGCACTGCGACATCCTTCCACCAGTTCGAGGCGAAGCCCTTAAGGTCACCGTCGAGCGCGGCGCGGGCTGCCCCCTTGATGGTGTCGCGCCATTCGCCCTGCTGGCGGGCAAGTTCCATCTCGCTGTCCTCCGCCGTGGCCTTTTCGCGTGCGGCGCCGTCGGTGAAATTCTGAGCCTTCAACTGCTCGATCCGGCGTTCAATGTCATAGCGGCGCTGCGCTTGGCGAATTTGCTCTTCGGTATCCCCGCGTGCCTTCATCACATCGATCCGGCGCTGAGCCTCATCCTGCGCCAGCCAGCGGGCGCGACCAGCCGCGCGGGCAGCATCGACCTTCGCCTGCTGTTCCATGGCCATGGCGGTCGCCTGCTCCAGCCGCAGCTTCTGGTCGGTGATGTCGACCAGCTGGCGCTCGAAGAACAGAATGCGATCCTTGATCTCCAGCTCGCGCTCCAGCTGTAGCGACCGTTCATCGTCGCCGGACAGTCGCGCCATGTCGAGTTCGACCGACTGGCGCTGGTCGGCGATCTCGCGCTGCGCGGCGACGCGGCGGGCCGCGGCGATGGTTGCCAGATCGGCCTCGGCGGCCTTCTTGGCTTCCACAGCGGTCAGGCCCGCGTCCTCATAGTCCTTGATCTGGCGCTTGAGGTCGATCTGATCCTGCAGGCGCTGGACGGTCGCTTCATCGCCGCGCAGCTGCGCCGCGGCCAATTCAGCGTCCAGGCGCATCGCCTCGCGACGATCGGCAAGCTCTTCCTTCGTCGGCCCTGAACTGCCCCGGCCGCGCCCGCCGCCAGACCCATTGTCGTTCGCGGCGGCGGTCGGCGTCACCACAACCGGCTTGACCGCCGGCGACGCGAGCACTTGCCTATGGGCGGCGATCAGATCCTGCTCTTGCTGATAGACCGCACGCCAGTCCGACCGGGCCGCATCCATCGCGCGGTCCTGTTCCGACCGGCCACTATTGTCGCCGCCGCGCCCGCCGCGACGCGTCGAGAGGGCGACGCGCTCATTATACTGCACCGCGCGCCGCTCGCGCGAGCCAGGCACCGTTTCATAGCGGGTGCGGGTTTCAGTCCGGTAGCCGGCGCGGGCATCGCGCGCGGTCTGGATGATCGCCGCCTTGCGCACTGCCAGCTCGGCCTGCGCATGGCGGAACGCCTCGTCCGCCGCGCGCTTGTGCGCATCGGCCAGACCGTTGACGCCCGAGGCGATGCCGGCCGAATTGTCCTTTGCCATGATGGCCTGATATTCGGCCTGGAACTTGTTGGCCGCGCTCTGCGAATTGGCAAGGCCGTCCGCCTGCGTCGCCGCCTCCGCCGTCGCCTTGCTCATTCCATACAGTGCCAGCGCGATGCCGCCGATCACTGCAGCCCAGGGCATCAGGAACGCCATGGCGGCGCGCAGCGTGGTGAACCCGACGGCGGCCCCTGTAGCAGCGGTCCCGCTCGCGGCGGTCGCGGCGGTCGCGGCGGTCGCGGCAGGCACGAACCGGCCGACCAGCAGGACGGCGAGCCCGGTCCACATCTGGATCGCCTTGCCGGTGATGACGACGAGCGGGCCGACGGCGGCGGTCAGGCCTAGAATGGTGCCGATGACCAATTGCACGGGCTGCGGCAACGAGGCGAAGGCGGCGACGGTCGAAGCGACGAGCGTCAGCACCTTCGTGATCGCGCCCAGAATGCCGCTGTCACCCAGGGCGATCGCGGCCGCCTCGAAGGCCTTCTTGACCTGCGTCACTGCGCCAGCCCAGCCCTTCATTCGGGCTTCCATCTGCGTCTGGGCCGAAGCCTTGTCGATCTCGGCGCGGACCTTGGCTATTCCGTTGGCGCCCTGGTTCATGAGGCCGATCGCGGTGCGCATGGCGTCGGTGCCGAAAATGTCGGACAGCACTTCGCTCTTCACCTGGTCATTCAGGCCGCCCAGCCGATCTTGCAGGTTCTGGGCGATATCGCCGAGCGACTTCATGTTGCCCTGGGCATCATAGAAGGACAGGCCATAGGCCTCGATCGCTTCCTTTGCCTGCTTGGAATTGCCGGGCAGGGAGGTGAGGAACGTCTTGAAGCTGGTGCCCGCGTCTGATCCAGAGGCGAACAGGGACGAGGTCGCGGCCAGCGCGACGTTCATGTCTTCGAACTGGACACCGATGCCGCCCGCAACGCCGCCGGCCTGGCCGATCGCAAGGCGATAGTCGTCAAAGCCCATCTTGCTGACCAGCATGGCGCCGGTCATCTTGTTGACGATGCTGTCGGCATCACTGACCTGACGACCGAACTGCTGGATGATGTCGGTCACCGCGTCGGCGGCCGGCGCGAACTCCGCGCCGTTCGCCGCCGCCAGTCGCAGCGTCGCCTCGGTCGCGCCGCCCAGGATCTGCTGCACGTTGAGGCCGTTCTTGGCGAGCATCTCCATGACATCGGCCGTTTCGGCTGCCGACGCGGTGAAGCTCTTGTCTTTGCCCAGGTCGATCGCGCGCTGCTTGAGCGCGTCGAGCTGCTTGCCGGTGGCGCCGGTGGCCGCTTCCACGCGGTTCATCGCGCTCTCGAACTTTGCCGCCATGCCCAGCGCTGCGCCGCCGACGGCGAGCAGGGGGAGGGTGACGGCGACGCTGATCGACTTGCCGACATTCTCCATGCGCTGGCCCATGCGCTCAAGATTGCGGTTGGCGCGCGCCATCTGCCGCTCGGCGTCGGTCAGGCCCTTTTCAAAGGCAGCGGTGTCCATCCCGAGGATGACGCGCAGCTGGCCGATGACAGAACTTGGCATAGCACCCCCAGCACGCAATGCTCGCGAATCCAATCAGGAGGCGAGAATGAGGCAATTTACGGTTTCAGCACTGGTGCTGGCGTTAGCCGGATGCACCGCAGAGAAGGGCGACGATCCGATCCGAAAAACGGACACTTCGAACTCGCTGGAGAAATCTCCAGGCGATGGATTTTTCTACACAATTTCCGCGTCGCCACTGGCAACGGGGGAGTATCCAAGATTCATAGTCAGATGCGAACACGGGCGCGTGACTGGCTTCCAGATGCGTACCGTGCTTTCGCCGTCTAAGCCGCCGCCGCTGGCAGGAACGATAGGCGGCTTCTCATTCGACGGTAGCGATCCCCAGCGAATTGAACTCGGCTGGCTTACAGGCGATGGATGGATTGCGCGTGATGACGATCGCGATGATGGAGCGCAGATCGCCTCCCGGTTTTATGCCTCCAGCGCAGTGACGTTTTCACCGCCAGCAGGATACGGTCTGAAAGACATCACATGGTCAGTGCCGGCGCCCGCACCTGAAGTAGTGGCCGCTTGCGGCAAACCATAGGCTTGCCTTGCAGCGTGTAATGAGGATTTCCCGGGGGAGAGCAACGAGGGGCCACGTCACCCCCGGGATTTCTTGCCATCGAGAAAATTGCCCCATGCCGCCGCCTGCTTCTTCCAGGACCGGGCGCGGGTCGCGCGCTTCGGCTTATCGGCGTTGCGCAGCTCTTTCTGCAGGTCAGGCAGTTTCTTGACGCGCTGGTAATAGGCCGTGCGCCAAGCGGTCATGATGGCAAGGTCCATCTCCGCTCGGCGCCGCGACGATGCAGCCTCTACGGCTTGGGCGAAGAGCCGCGGCGTTTGCCGCCAGAAGGCTTCTTCCGGCTGCCCGATTTCGATCCAGATGCGCCAGCACTCGGCGATGTTCCATGGGCGGCTTTCGCCGCCGCCAGAGGGTCCGCGTCGCCGCCTTGGGCCGCCTCCGGGAAGCAAAGCAAATAGCTCTCTGCCAGCAACTCGCTGGCCTGCTCGCGACCGAGCGCCTGGATGACCTTGCCGGCGGTTCGGGGATCGACCGCGCCGTGATGCTCTTCCAGAGCCGCCTGCATGACGGTGATCATTGCGCTGGGCGAGGTCAGCACGCGAGTGCCGATGTCCTCGATCATATCCTTGAGCACCGTTTCGACGGCGGCGAGGGCGTTGAAATCGAACAGGAGGATGCCGCCCCCCTCGAAGCCGATCACATCGACCCCGGGGAAGGCGACCTCACCCTTATGCTTGTTGGCCAGCATATTACGGCGTCACCGGCGCGGGCGTGAGGACGGGCTTGCCGCTGATCTTGAAGGTCGCGGCGCCGGTCATCTTGTCATCGAGCGGCGTGGCGCGACTGTGGCTGGTGAAGAAGCCCTTGATATCGAGCGTCGCACCGTTCGGCCATTCGATCTGCCATTCCGACAGGCCGCCATTCTCGATCGTGTCGTTGACCGTGTCGTCGTCCGCCTCACCCGGGATCAGGTTATAGGTCAGCGTGGTTTCGCCGGCATCCTTCATGCCCGGCTTGAACTCGCGCCAGCGCTCGGGCGACGTGAAGTGGGTGAACTCGACCGAATCGATTGTGGTTTCCGGCGGCTCGAATTCGACCACCTCGGCGAGCGTGGTGTAGGTCGACGCACCGGTCTTCTTCTTGAAGAGGGTGCCATAGCCGATATCGGTGGCGTCAGCAGTCTCTGCCATCTCTATACTCCTGAAAGTTTCGAATGCCAGACGTCCAAATCGAGGCGGGCGCGGTGGACGACGCCACTGTTGACCGCCTGGTCCTCGTCCGTGCTGGCATCACGGTCGATGACGAAGATGCGAAAGCGATATCCGCCGAAGGTCGCGCGCAGGCCATTCAGCCCAGCCTTCCGCCCTGGAGGGGCCATGATGTCGGCGATGTCGCGGGCCTGCTTGAAGGTCGTGCCCCATGTGTCGATCTGGACGCGGGTACGGACCCAGCCGCTCGGCGCCGCAAGGTTCATCTGTTCGATCGCGCTGATGTTCCACAGGACGACAGACGGATAGGGGCGCCCCTGCGGCGACAGGCCCCAATCGACGCGGTTCGCGACGGCGGTAGACATCCCGGTCATAGCCAGGATGTAAGCGCGCAAAGCCTCCTCCATCTTAGCGCGCGTTCCGCGCCAGCTTGCGGCGGTGACGGGCCGCGGTGGCATTGACCTCGGCGCCCAGATCCTCCGCGAGATTGGTCAGCAGGGCGTCACTATGCTCATCCCACGCGCCGCGCATGTAGCCAGCGGGCGGATTGTTGATGCTGCCGAATTCCTGCGGTACGGCATGGCCGTGCTGATCCTTGCTCGGCCCCATATAGACCTCGACGGCCGCCTTGTCCTGGAACCGGCGCTTGCGCTGCCCTGGGCTGCCCTGCCGGGTGGAAATGATGATGCTGTCAGCGAGCTCACCACTATCCTTCGGCGCCTTCGCCTTGGCCGCGTCGCGCATCGGCTCCAGCCGTTTCTTGCCGAAGCGGGTGAGGGCAGCCTTGCCGGTCCCGCGCGGCAGTGATCGCAGCACCTCGTTGATCTCGCGCAGGCCGGTGATTTTGACCATGGGTCAGGCCTCCTTCGCGCGGTCCGGCCGGGCGGCGGTCGTGATCTCGATCACATCCTCGCGCTCGCGGCCTTCCTTGGTGCCTGTCACCGCATAGGTGACTCCCTTATGCTTGATGACGAACCCGCCGATGATGGTGCGGGTGAGGGCATCGGAGCGGACAGTGAATCGGGTGGTCAATTCCTGCGCGTTCTCGCCCGCGCGCAGGCGCTCGCCGTCCTTGACATCGACCTTCTTGGCCCAGCGCTTCCCGACTTCAGCAAGCGGACCCTGCACCGTCGCGGTGCCGTCATCGATCAGCCCGGCGTTCCAAATGGAGATGCGACGATCAAACTCGCCAGCGCTGCGCCGGGCCATCAGGCATAGACCCGGTACGGGGACAGCAGGTTTTCGACGGTGGTCGACATCGGGATGGATGTCGGCGCGATGTTCATATCGCTGGCCGTCTCGGTGAAACGATACATGTCCCCCACCATCAGCAGGATCGCTTGCTTGATTGGCTCGGGGACGTTCGGCGCGACCGGGTCGGCGCCGGGGTCGACCGCATAGCCGGCGCGGTAGCGGATGCGCACGGTCTCGGCATGGCCACGATAGGCGCCCGGCGTCGGCCAGGACTTGCCCCAAGCGCAGCCCAGATCACGGCCGAAAAGCTCATAGGTGTCTGGATCGACCAGCACAGGCTGGCCAGTGCCGTCAAGATAATGGACCGACACGATGTCCACGATCGGCTGATAGGGCAACCTGATCAGATCGCAGAAGCCGCACATGCGGGCTTCGAGCGTCTGGAGGCCAAGCGCCCGGCCAAGCCAGCCGTCGGGGCCGTCGATATGCTGGGTCGCGGCTTTCACCAGCCGCTCGACCATCTCGCGCTGCTCTTCGTCGCCATCGAGGCGCAAATGCTGGTCAGCCTCCTCCCACGTCACGATCGGCGCGGGAGGAGTGATGACGATGACGCGCATCAGGCGACCCTGGCCTCGCGCGCCAGCTGAATGGCAGCGACGATGTCATCCTTCTTGGTGGCATCGCCCAGGTCAATTTCTTCCTTGGCGGCCAGAGCTTTCAGCTCGTCGACCTTCATTTTGCCGAGGGACTGATCGTCGGCGTCATCCGACGAAGCGCCTTCCGGGTCGGTCACTGCGCCAATGGCGATTAGGTTGATAGCATCCGCATGGTCGAGCGCGATGGTGTCGCCGCGCTGATAATCACGGCCATTGTCGGTCATGGCGCGGGTGCAGATGAAATCTTTGGTGGCAGCCATATCTTCCTCCTGAGGTTGGGGCCGCAACATCGGCGGCCCCAGTTCCCCTTTACGCGCCGGTCGGGAACGCGCCGTCGACGAACGCTTCCGGGCGATAGACGGTGAACGCCAGCCGCTCTTCGGCCAGCAGCGTCACCATGTTCTTGCGGAAGTTGTCGCTGTCTTCGGTCGACACGAGCACCTGGCTCTGCATCCGATCGAAGAGCTGGGCGGCGCGCGCCCAGGCTCCGACGGTGAACTCGCCGAGCGTCTGCGCAACGGTGGTCACTACCGGGCGGCCCCAGAGCGTGGGCGCGAGCCCGCCCTGCGGATTGCCGATGATGTACCGGCCGAGCGTATCCTTCAGCAGTTCGATTTCAGCCCAGTCGGTCGGGTGCAGGACATGACCGTCAGCCGAATATTCGGCCAGCTCGACCTGGAGCAACGCCAGACGCAGCACATCGATCTTGGTCGCATCCGCCAAGGTGATCGGCGCAACATAGTCGGCCGCCTGGGGCTTGACGCCCAGCAGATTCTGGCCGGTGCCGCTGCCTTTCAGCAGCTGAGTGTCCTCGACCAGTGCAAGGCCGTAGCGCAGGCGATAGTCGATCATGGAACGCAGGGCAGGCGCGTCCGCCAGAATTTCCGCCGATGCAAGCATCCAGTGCGCGATCTTGCGCACCGGCGCCTGCTTCAGATCGAATTTCAGCGAGGATTCCGGCTTTGCGGTCGTTTCCGCCGTCATCCCTGCGGCGTTGGTGAAGCCGGTTTCCTGGACATATTCGACCGAGCTGGACGAGGTCTGCCCCGGAGCGACAAGCCCGCGGATGGTCAGCTTCTTGTCGGGCATCATCATCAGCGGCGACTGGACGCGCTCGGAGCGGACAAGATCGCCCGCTGCGCCATCCGTGTCGGTGGTGACCGACGTGATCGCCTTGACCTCGATGGCGACATTCTTGCCCGGCTGCGCGCCGTTCGGGAATGCCTGCTTATATTCGTCGCTGCCGACGAACTGCTCGCCGGGCGAGGGCTGGCGATCGTTGCTATTCCCGCGACGGTCGGCCTTCTGCTCCATTTCCGTCACGGCGGCCTTGAGTTCGGCGATCGACGTGAGCGCCTCGTCGGCGCGCTCTTTCAGGCTGGTCGTCAGCTGCTCGCCAGCCTTCGCCTTGCCGAGCGCTTCCTCCGCAATGGCTTTGACGTCGCTGGTCGCCTTCTCGAAAGCGGCCTTCGTTTCGGCGGCCAACTGGGCCATCGTCTTGCCTTCGGGGTGACCGTTGGGATCGCGCAGCAAGCGACCCATGCGGCGTTCGTTCGCGGTGAGCACGCCAATGAGCGCGACACCGATCATCCCGCGAGCAGCGCCCGCGAAAAGCGTCTTCTTCATGATTTTACCTTTCGGAAGGGGCTCAGTCTTCGCCCGTGAGATCTTCGATAGGCGCGCTGCGCATTGCTGCCCAGAATGCCGCCATGGGGTCCGCCGTGCCGTCAGGATCCCCCTGACCCTTCTTGAGGTGGATGCGCACGGCGCGCTCCGCCTCCGAGTTGGTGAGATCGAAGCCCTTCTTGAGCAACGTCTCCCATTCACGCTCGGTCAGCCGGTCCCCGGCCGCCAGGCGTCCCCGCAAATCTTCGACTTCTTTGACCCGCATGACGCGGGCCTTGTCATTCATGGCGATGGTCACGAGCGAAATTTCGTGCAGCGCGACCTCCAGCAACTGGCGCGCCTTGCCCTCGAACTTCTGGCGCACCGTGTTGTAGCCCATCGACAGGCCAGCGAGAGCGCCGCACTTCGCGTCTTCACGGGCCTCGCGCCCCGCACTGGTGGGCGAAAACCGGCCCTTCACCAGCAGCCCGTCTGACGTTTCGCTGAACCGGTTCCATACCCCAACCGGCCGCTTCTGGTCATGATAGAGCAGCATCGGGATCGACTTGCGCGAGGCAATCGATGCGGTGATAGCGCCGGGCATCACAATGTCGCCGCCATGATCGAGGTTGCCATACCCGACGGCGAGACCCTCGATATCGCCATCATCGTTGATGCTCTTCACGTCGAGCGCGAAATCAAGCTCGTCCATTTGCCCGTCCTTGTCCGGAGATTGCGTCGCGCAGAGGCACATCCTGCATCTGGATCATGAGAACATCGCCACCTTCTACCGGCGGCAATCCTTCCAGCGCGCGGATCTCGTTGCGCGTCATGAACTGCTTCATAATCTCATAGTAATCGGCGCGCCCCTTACTGTCGGCGCGAAGGAAGCCTTCGACATTGAACTCGATTGAGATGCCGGCCGCGAGGTCTGAAGGTGTCAGCAATTGCTTCTCGATCGCCGCCTCGATCCGCTTCAACCTCTTGCGCAGCTTGAATTTCATGACCGAATTCGTCTGGTCGGTGATGCTGCTACCAAGCGTCGTATTGCCTTCCGTCATGCCCACGAGGTGCGGGTCGACGTCGAAAATCTGGCAAATCTGCAGCGCACTCAGCTTGCGGCTGTCAATCAGCTCCGCATCCTTCGGACTTATTGACAACTGCTCCCACTTTAGGCCGCCGTCGATCAACATCGGGCGCCCGGCGTTCATGGATCCCATGAACTTCTCCTGGAGCAGTCTTTCCAGTTCTTGCCGCTGTTCCTTGTTGAGCGGAACGCCTTCCTTGGTCATGACCCCGCTCGGGCGGACACCATTGGCGAAAAGTTCGCCGGCAGCGCGATCCGAAGCTAACGCCTGTCCAAACGTTGCGGCGCAGGCGGTGATTGGCGATAGGCCGCCCAGCGGTCCACCCAACGGGCCACGAATATGCAGCACAGATTCCTGCGTCACACGGTAGTAAGAATTGTCCTGGGTCCAGCTATATTCGATATCGCCATTATCGAGCCGGCGTACGGCCATAAGCTGAGGCGGGACCGGGATCAGCGAGGTGATCCGACCATTGCCGGACCGCCGAATATGAGCAAACGCGTTGCCATGCAGCTCGATCGAGGCGGCTATGAACTCCCAGAAATCGAACGCGCTTTGATCGAAGTTCGGACTGTGGTGGAGCAGCGCATAAAGCCAGTGGGAACGATCCTCGACCGGAACACCAGACGGGCCTCTCCGGTAGATGACCAAAGGCAGCGAAGCGATATTGCCAGCCCAGAAATTCACGCATGCCCAGGTAGCCGACATCCCAATCACAGTGACCGGCGACACTCGCTCTCCAGCAGTGAAGCGATCCGGAAGCCATCCGTTGGGGTCGGTGATCGATAGTTCACGGCTGGTATAACCAGCGCTCTTGCGATCGACGGCGACGCCCCTCCATCGGGCTTCGGTGGCAGCTGCGCGGGCGGATAGCTTATACCCGCTCATGCGTAGCTCTCGATCCAGGCATCAACACTCTGGCCGCCATCATGGGCGACGGCTGCACCGACTGCCATGCAAAGCGCCACCGCTGCGTCGATCTTGTTCACGGCGCGCTCCTTTGCCAGCCAATAGTTGCCCCAGCGATCTGCATCGGTGACCGCGCTCATCATCGCCGATATCAGCACTGGATTGCGCCGGATCCGGATGCGCCGCTCCATCAGTGCGTCTTCCAATTCACGGACCGATCCAGGCATCCACAGGCCCTCCGGCTCGCGCTCGGCGGCTTCCGCCGCCTGTTTCATCGCTTCGGTAGGCTTGCCCTTCTTCGTGCCACCCTGAGGATGCTCAACAAATTCAATCGATAGGCCGAGATTGTGACACTCGGGCTCGAAGCCGCGCTTGAACGCGTACCGGTCATAGGCAACGCACTGGAGCGCGAAATCATGATCATATTCGGCGACTGCCTGGGCGACATGGTCGAACCGGATGCTCTGCCCCTTAGGGGCGTGGATATGACCGTCGCGCGCCCAAACCTCATACGGCGCCTTATCCCGCAAAGCCCTGGCTGACAGCGTGTCGCCGGGTGTCCAAGCCTCGATCCACGCGTCGAACGTCGGCTTGCTGACGATCTGCCTCTCGCCGTCGCGCTCGGCTTCGACCTCGATCTCGCCCGTTTTCACGACGGCAGCGAGGGCGGTGATGTCGCGGTTCTGCGACAAGTCCAGCCCCAGCCAGATCGGCGAGCCATGATGATCCGACAGGGCGAAGTCAGCGATGCAAGGCTCCAGCACCGCGCGGGACATCCATGCTGCGTCCGCGTCGGTCCAGACACAAAAATGCAGGCGAAGGATGCCGTTGAGCTTGCCGGGGATCGCCTTGGCCTGGTCGACCACGCCCTGCAGATAGTCGTTCGTCAGAATGGTGCCGAGCAGCGGATTCGCCTTTGCCCAGCAACTCGGGTCGTTCAGCGGATCGTCACCCGGATCGAGTGAGCAGACGAAGCTGAAGGTGCTGTCATCGATCGGCTCGCCAACATAGGCGAAGTCCTCGCCGGGGGTCGCCGTGCCGGCGGCGACGCGCACCGCGTGCTCATGCTCCTCATAGCAGATCGAATTTCGGTCGGTGCCGCTGTTCGTGATCATGAGCAGCAGCGGCTGGCGCCGAAATTTAAAGCCGCGCTCGATCATCTCCACCGCGTCGCGGTTCGGATGCTCGTGCATCTCGTCGGCCAGGCCGATGTGCGGGCGAAGACCTGACCCGGATTTCCCGGCGCTGCGGCTCAGCGGTCGGAAGAAAGAACTCTTCGGCAGCCAGGCCATGTTCCAGACCTTGCCGGGGCCGCCGCTTTTCGTGATCCGCTTTTCCAGATCGGGCGACTGCTCCACCATGGACACGGCATCGTTGAACAGGATGCGCGCCTGGTCGCGATGCGCTGCGACCGCATAGATCTCGGCGCCCGGCTCGTTGTCGGCCATCATGCCGTAGAGGCCGACGCCGCCGGCGAACGGCGATTTCCCGTTGCCCTTGCCCTCTTCAATATAGGCGCGGCGGAATCGGCGGGTGCCGTCTGCGCGTAGCCAGCCGAAGATCATCGACAGCTTGAAAGCCTGCGACGGGTGCAGGTTGAAGGGCTTGCCCTCGAACTGCCCGCCATTCAGGCGCAGCTTCGTCTCGAAGAAGCGCAGCACCCGATCGGCCTTCTCGACTGAATAGGTCAGCCCTCGCTTCGGCCCATGCTCAAGATCATCCAGATGGCGACGGCAGGCGTTGCGCACATGCGGACCGGCAACAATCTTGCCGGCGGTGACATCCAGGGCGAACTGGGTTCCCCGATCACTCGGAACCGAAGAACTCGTCTTCCTCCTTTTTGCTGCCATGGTCCCCACGATTGCGCTCGTCGGTCAGGCCCAGCTCGCTCATGTAGGCGCGCATCTGGCCGTGCTTCGACGCCGGGAAGCCGGTCGGGTTAAACATGAATTCCTTCCACAGCTCGCAGAAGGCGATCGCCGCTGGCTCGCGCGATCCGTCCAGCCATCCAGCCGGCTCAATGAATTTTTTCCAGGCGGTTGCGGCCGCGCCCTTCAGTGAAGCGGGTTTGACCAGCTTGCCGAACGAGGTTGCCGCCTCTTCCACCGCCTTACGCGCCGCCTTGCTATCGCCGTGCCGCGTGTTACGGTGCGTGCCATCCACCAGCCGCAGTTTTACAGCCTTGGGCTTCGCGCCGCGGGTCGCCATATTGGCCCTTTCAGACAATCAATCTGGTTTTGCGCGAATTTACCCCCACGCTCGGTCCCAGAGCCATCGAGCCCCGACTTTTTGCCTACCCCCCCCCTGTCGGGGGGCAAAATCGGGTCCGATCCGGCCCGAAATGGATCGGAAATGGCGGATTTCCGTGGGTTTCAGGCGCTTGCCAGTGCCACGTCGCGACCGTTGATAGTGAAGGTCACCACGGCTGTCGACGTTCCGTCCGCATGCGTGGTCTGGCAGGCGACTTGGCCGGGCAGGGGCTCGCCGTTCTGGTCGCACATGATCAGCATCGGCAGGCCACCATCCCAGCGCGGCGGGCGCAGGCTGACGGTCAGAGTTGTCGACGCATCTGCCATATCACACCACCTCATAGATGAAGCCGTGACAGGCAAGCAGACCAGCGCCCTTATCGGACAGCCAGCCCGCAGCTCGATCGGACAGGATCGAGAGGATCGCGCAACCGATGGCCAGCACGGCGAGCGCGGCAGCGAACCACCGACGCTTGCGCAGGCTGATCGTGACATTCACTTCGGCCATCCGTCCGCTCCTATGTCGAGCCGCTGGCGGGGCGGGCGGGCGCCACGGGCACGGGCCGCTTCCTCCGCAGTCTTCAGGTCATGGCAGGGTGCGCATATGCCCTGGTAATTCTCGCGGTCGCCGGTGCCGCCTTCGCTCAATGGGGTGATGTGGTCGGCGATCGTAGATGCGGTGATGCGGCCGCGCGCCTGGCACGGCCGGCAAAGCGGCTCCTCCCTCAGCACAATCTTCCGCATTCGATCATGCTCGCGGCCGTATCCGCGCTCATGCCTGCTCTTGCGGGTGCTGGCCCACGCCTTGGCGCGGGGCTTTTGGTTCAGGCTGGGCGGGCGGCTGGGCATCAGCCCCGGCCGCGCACCAGTGCGCGAACCTCAGTGGCGATCCGCTCAGCTTCGCCGATGATGCGATCAGAGCGAGTGATGGAGCGCGACGGCTCGCGCATGTCGAAGGCCAGCATGTGAAGGTCGCCGGCGAGGCGCTCCATCCTGTCGGCCGGGCAAAGCTGTTGCTGCATGCCCGGCCCAGTCGGTCAGGCGACGCCGGCGCGCAGCGAGGCGAGCGGCGAACGCGGGTGGCCGTTGTCCAGGAAGAAGGCCGGCTTGGCGCTGATCATCGTGGGGATGAGGCTGAACGCCACATCGACCGCGCGCTCGACCATGCTCGATGCGAAGGACAGGGAGGACAGGCAGGCAAGGGCGACGATCGCGAAGATGCGCTTCATATCAACCTCCAATTTTGGGCGTTTTTCTCCATCCCAAGCGAGCAGCATGCTCGACAGTGGGCGCCTAGGAGTGGGGAGGCTTCGCTTCTCGCCTGCGTGTGTCAAACATCGCGCAGGTTACTCACTATGACCTCTTTCGGCTGAACCGTTCGTACCCGAAATGTTCTAGTCCCGTCAAGCGGCTGGCAGCAGACTTCCGGCATAGACCTTCACCGGGATATCGAACCCGCTGAAGCTCACGAAAGCATAGCGACCCTTCACCCGCTCGACCTTGCCGATCAACCCCTCAAAGCCCAGGCTGGGATAGCGAACATCCTCGTCCGGCCGGAAGATGCGCACCTGATCGACAGGCTTGCCGCGCCGCTCGATCTGGCGCAGCCGGTCCAGCTCGCGATCGGTGACTGCAGGATACCCCTTGCCATAGCGGAACACCGAGAAGTGAGGCATGCCCTTGGCAACCATGCGCCGCGCCTCGCTGTCCCAGACCTGGCACACCTGACCGGGCGAGCGGGCGAGGTCGAGCAGATCGGGCAGGCGGTCATAGCGGACGAAGGCGAAGGTCGGCAGCAGGGCGGCGCGCTGCTCGACGCGATCACGCTCACGGCCGACGCGCTTGATCACCGTTCCGACCGGCGTCCATGCGTCATATCCGGCCTCGACCAGCGCGTCATGCACGCCCAGCGTGCCCGCGCCCGCCGTGCGGACGATGCACCAATCCGTTGCCCCAATCTGCCGCACTTGCCCGCCCATATCCGACACTCCGTTCGCCATTCGTTCTACCCCTGATTGCTTGCCTTATCCAGCAATCTCAGCGTGTCACGCCGCCTTGTTTGATCAGCCAGACACAGCGGCGCTCGACTTTTTCGAGCCGAGCCCGCTCCCATCCGGCATAGTCGATCGGGCGGCGGTCCAGCACGGTCCAGACCTCTTCAGCCTCAATGCCATCGAGCGTCCGGATCTCGGCAGGCTTCTCGTTGACCGCCGGCTGGACGTAGTACCAGCGCGGCCAGCCCATGGCGCGACAGCGGCGGTTATGCTCCAGGCAGAAATCCAGCATCCGGCCCTCATCGGCACCGAAATATTGCGGCTCGGACGGCCGGCGCAGCGGGTTCGCGCTCATCGGTCGTAATTCCCTTCAAGGATCTTCTGGAAGTTCGCTTTGCCCAGCACCCAGTCGAACGTGACGCCGTTCCAGCCCTTCTCGCCGCGGAGGAACGGTGATCGCTCAATGCTGGCCAGCACCTGCTGGAAATCCTCGATGCTGTGCCCATTGATCCGGGCCTTGAGCTTCTGGCGCCGCTCCGGGGTCAGGTCTCTGACCAAGGGACGGGCAAGGCGGATCGCCAGGTCATTCCAGGCTTCCACGAAATGCTCAGGCTTGAGGTTGTCACCATCCTGACCACCATCCTGATCGACGATTTCGACGGTAGATGCGTTAGCATCTACAACCTTATCTGAAGATGGAGATGAAGAAGAAGATGAAGGGGGGGGATATGAAACCCCCCTTTGATTACCATCCAAGGGGGGTTTTTCTTTGCGAGGCCTACCCCCCTTTGCGCCGTGAGAAGCGCCCTTTGCTCCATGATCCTTGCCAAGTGCGCCGCCAGCCGCGCGAGCATTGCGGACTTCCTCATCCCGCACCATGCGACGACTATAGATCACGCCGGCATCGGTGCGCGAAAATACGTCGTTCTGCTCAAGCTCGCGCATTGCCTTGCGGACTGCGGCGATGCTCTCGCCGACCAGCCGTGCCAGCATATCATCGGAGATGGGGCGGCCCTGTACGGTCAGGTGGCCGTAGGGCTCGCCTTCATGCATGAGGCACGTCATCTCCATCCACAGGCCGCGCGCGGCCATGGAGCAAAGGCGCAAGCCCGGATCGGTGCGCCAGTCACCAGGATAGAATTGAAAAGCAGGGCGCTTGCTCATAGGGGCTCCAGGGTGACGATGATCTCGCCGTCGGGGACGACCTCATCATGGAATGTGGGGACGGTCCGGAACCGCTTGTCATCGATGCGCAGGGCCAGCGCGATGCCGTCGCGGCCGTGCTTGAAGCGCGCAATCAGATTGTCATCGTCGCGCGACCGGCGATCCGGCGGGAAGAATTCGACCTTGAGGGCGATCTTTTCGCTGTCAGGTGCGCGGAGCTTCGCTGCCAGGGCTTCGGCCCAGCATGTCGTGCGATAGGCTTTCTTGGCGCGCATCTGATCGCGCCGCTTCCCATGGAAGTTCGGCGACAGCTCTTTCGGCGGCCAGGGGAGGCGGACGCTGTGCATCAGATCATCCCCGTGGCGATGCCGCCGAGCGTGAAATCGTGGTCAGGTCGGCTAGGCTCGAACTTGCGGACGAGAGTGGCGCCGGCATGAACGCGCCGAAGCTGCTCTTCGAACGACATGCGGCCATTGCGTCGCGATGCGACCTCGGCGGCCATCATCTCTTCGATCTTGCGACGGGCGTCTTCCTTGCGCATGCCCTGCCGGCCAAGGATCTTGCGATATTCGTCCCTGAGGTGGGGCGGGCACCAGCCGAGCACCGTCTCGGTATGTGACTTCCCTGCGCGAATTCTGGGCTCAGACCCGGGCGTCTGAGCAGCGTGGCCCAGTCCGGTGGCCGCCAAAGCCTTCCCGGACAGCCGGCGGCGCTCGCGCTCGGCGGGATTGTTGGCGATGGACGCCTGAACACCGGCCTTGCATGCGCGCTGCTGGCGCGACCGGAAGACGGGATCCTGATACAGTCGCTTGATAGTGGCGCTGGCCTTTGCCGCCTTTGCCGGGTCGCGCGCGATCACGGCGGCGCAGCAGTTGCGACACAGCCGGGTCTTGCGACGCTTAAATTCCTTCAGTTCACGGCCGCAGCCGCCCTCGCACTCGAATGTGCCGGCCATCAGTTCTTCCCGAATTTCTGGAGCGCGGCCCGGCGGATCGCACGGTCACGCTTGATGCGACCTTCCGTGGCGGCCCGTTCCCGGTCCCGCCGCGCGATGGCGACGGGGTGGGGGAACAGGCGGCGCCAGGCGTTGATCAGCCGGGCGCGCATGATCATTCCATGCCCAGGGCGGCGAGATAGGTCTGGAGGATCGCCTCCATCTCCTGCCGGTCGTGCGCGGGCATCTTCCGCAAGCGGATGATCTGGCGCATGATCTTGTTGTCGTAGCCGGTGGCTTTGGCCTCCAGATAGACATCGTTTATGTCTTCGCTGATGCCCTTCTTCTCTTCCTCCAGCCGCTCGATTCGTTCGATCAGCAGGCGAAGCTGGTCGGCGGCGATATTTCCTTCGGACATTGGTCAGTTTCCTTTCGTGGGTGATGGTCAGGCCGCGAGCAGCGACAGCTGCCGGCGATCGTGGGAGGTGCGGGAGAGCAGCAGGTCTTCGACCTGGCGGGCGGCGTCGGGCCAATCCTTGAGGGATCGCGCGAGCAGAGTGGCGGCCATGGCCCGGTCGCCTTCAATCAAGCTGCGCAGCCCATCAGCCAAATCGCGAGCGTTGGGCTCCATCTCTTCGGGAAAGATGCGACCTTCGCCTTCGACCCAGCCCTCATTTTCGGCGGCGTCGATACACTCACCAATCTCGACCAGGGCGTCAGCATCGAAGGTCTGACCTTCGCTCAGCTCTTTGAAGCTTTCCACGCCGAAGCGATCTGCCAGCCCCTCAAGGCCGTTGAGAGCCTCGGCGACGGTGATGTGAACGTTCAATCTGGGCATGGAAGCCTCCTATGCGCGCATGGGCATGACGCCGGCGGTCACACCCGGCCGGTCGTCGCTGGTGATGACGATGACAGCGGCTTCGCCGGCGAAGCCAAGCTGGAGGGTGGGCGTCGGGCCGAACATTTTCGCGATGGACTGCGCGTACATGGCGTTCACGCCGACTGCGATCGTCGGGCCGTCGTAGCTACCGTCCATCGGCTCGACCGAGCGGCTGCCGTCTTGAGCGGTGGCAGACGCCTCGCAATGGTTGCGGGACAGGTCCATGCGCACGCCGCGCGTCTTGCCGTCGGAGGCGCATCCGGCCGCGCGAATTGTGCGATCGAACTCCGCAGATTGGATCGTCATGTGAGCGTCGTGTTGGTCGCGCAGCACACGGCGATAGTCAGGGAAGGTGCCATCGACCAGTTTGCCCTCGATGTTGGCTCGACCGGTGCCGACCCGATAGAATTTGTCCGAGATGGAAAGCTCGACCTGGGCTCCGGCGTCGGCGTCGGCGAGGAAGCGGCAGATCAGATTGACGGCCTTGGTGCCGATGATGCTGTCGCCCATGCCAGCCGCGCCTGCCGGAGCAGGGTGCTTGACCTGCACCACGCGGTGACCGTCGGTGGCAGCGGCAACCAGCTTGTCGCCCTCGATCTGGAGGAAGACACCGCACAGATAATAGCGGATCTCTTCGGTGCTGACCGCGATGCGCGCGGTGTCCAGGATCTTGAGCAGCGGCGCGGCGTCGATGGTGAAGCTGGTCGCGTGGGCGAGCGGCTTGGGCATCGGGAATTCGGTCGACGGGATAGTCATCAGCTTGCGGCTGGACCGGCCCTGCTTAATCGTCAGCGCGCCGTCGGCATGGCTGATGTCCACCGCGCCGGGGCGCAGCGTGTCGATCGCAGTGATCAGCCGATCGGCTTCGACCGTCGTATCGATCTTGGCGCCAGCGCAGTCGATGGTGCGCATCGACCAGTGATCGAGGTCGGAGGCGCAGATGGTCAGGAAGCTGTCGGCGGCGCGCAGCATCACGTTCGACAGGATCGGGATGGTGTTGCGGCGCTCGACCGTCTGGCTGACCGCACGCACGGCAGCGAGCAGCGCATCGCGGTCGACGCGAAGCACGGCCGTGCCGGCAGGGGCTGGTCGTTCAAGGGTATCGGCTTCGGGCATGGATGGTCCTTTCAGTGGCGAAGGAAGGCGATGGAGCGGGTGGACTGCCAGCACAGGGCGCAGCGTGCGCAGTTCTCGGCCTTGCCGATTTGGGCGGGGCAGGTAATGGCGTCGGGATCTTCGGTTTCGCCGTCGGGGATGACGCGGCTGGCGAACCGATCTCCCGACTTGCCGGACCAGCGCACCGCGAAACGCAGCCAATTGGACGAGGCGATACGGTCGATTGCCTGACCGATCGGGTCGCTGACCGGGTTGCGCGCGGTGAAGCCGAACACGTTGAGGGCAGGGAAGGCGACCAGCGCCTCGGCCCACAGGTCGACATATTCGACGCTGTAGAAGTCGCCCAGCACATGCAGGCGAACCAGGAAGCCGCGCGGATGCTTGCGCTGCAGGTCGGCCAGCTCAGCCCAGAGCATCGCCTCGAACTGCGGGCCATGCACCAGCCGCTGGGCATAGGGCATGCCGTTGCCGTAGCAGGACCGCCAGGTCTTGCAGGTGCGCGGGCAGGTCTTCCGCTCTTCCAGGGTCAGCGTGAAGATCGGCGCCATGGTCAGGCGGCCTTTCTCCACGCGGCGGCCGATCTTGCGGCTGTTGTGCCCGCTCTTGAGCAGGCGCTTCACGCGCGGATCGTCCACCGCGTTGACGGTGGTGGGGAACAGCGAGCGACCCTCGACCTCGGCGGAGTGGCCGGGGACCAGCACGACGCCGCTCTGCTTGGGCTTGATCGACGGGAAGCGCGACATGGATGACGCGGCCAGCCGGCGGACGAGCGGGCCGGTCATGCTGCCTTCTCCCGCTTGGCAGCATCATGCTCCAGGTCAAGGAGATCGAACAGCGACGGGACCGCCTGCTGATCCTCGGCTTCCTTCAGGTAGCTGATGCTGTGGGCGAAATAGTCGGGGTTCAGTTCGCTGCCCGCGCCGCGTCGGCCGGTCAGGATCGCCCGCATCGGCACGGTGCCCAGACCGCAGAAGGGATCGAACACCAGGTCGCCCTTGGACGAATAGCGCTCGATCAGCCGGTCGACGATGTCGAACTGGAGCGGGCAGACATGCTTTTCCCGGCCCTTCTGCACCTGCTCGGCATTGAGCGTGCGCATGCGGACGACATCATCCCAGACCTCGGGGTGATGGCTGCCAGGATCGAGCGCCATGAAGGTGCGGGGAAGGTGGCCGCCGGCATGATTGGCGCCGCGGGCTTCGATCGTGTCGCCAATGTCGACATGCGCGCGGAAGCTGTAGATCAGGTCGCGCGTCTCTTCGCGGAAGCGCTTGGCCAGCCGGCCGGTGGCCATGTTGGCGAAGCGATCGCCGACTTCCCAAAGCTCATCGATTGTCAGCGGGCGCTCGCCGCTGGAGCGCCAGAATGCGTGGGCGTCGATCTGCCAGCGCGCTAGCGAATAGCCTTCAATTTCCTCAGCGACCTCACCGAAGTCGCCATTAGCCGCATCTTCGAAATCCAGATCATCCTCATCGAACACGCGACCATCGACCAAGGTGACGGAGGACTTGGCCTGCTTCGCGACCGGCGTGTCGGCATAGCCGCGCGTCCGGTCGGTCTGGGGCTTGCGCATCAGCAGCACATATTCAGGGCTGCCCACACCCATCTTCGTGCCATCCTTCAGCATCTCGCTGTATGACAGGCGATAGGTCTGGTTGTTCTCGCGCACGACGTCGGTGACGACGGTGATCATGCCCATGAACTGGAAGCCGTGCGCCATATAGTGGGCGATGCACTTGGCGTGGAACGGGTTGACCGTCGGCACGCCCTGGCCGGTGACCGACCCGAACAGGATCCGGTCCTTGACGTGAATGCAGGCCAGCCGGCCGGGCGCGAGGGCGCGCAGCAGGTTCGGCGTCAGATAGTCCATCTGCGCGAAGAAGTGCGCGTCGTCGTCGGTGTGGCCGAAGTCGTTATAGCTGGGCGTATATTCGTAGTGGTTGCTGAAGGGGATCGAGGTGACGATCAGGTCGACCGATCCTTCGTCCAGCCGCGCAGCCTCATCGACACAATCATTGTGCGCCAAACGCCAGCCTTCGCCGGTTGCCTCGCGGCGCTCCACGCCGATCGAGCGCTTCACCAGCTCGGCGGCAGCGCCGTGGTGCAGGCCATAGCGGCGGATGAGCGCGGACATGGTCTCGCGGAATTCGTCGTCGCGGGCCCACTTCGCCTGAAGCTCGCGCACGACCTCGGTTTCCGTCTCGGCATGGATGATGTCGATCTCGACCGGCTCGGACTGGCCGAAGCGCTGCACGCGGTGGATCGCCTGGATGAAGTCGCGGAACTTGAAGCCTACGCCGGCGAAGATCTCGCGATGGCAGTGACGCTGCAGGTTGACGCCGCCGCCCAGCATGATGGGCTTGGCGCCGATCAGCTGCAGGTCGCCATCGGCGAAGCGGCTGACGATGCCTTCGCGAACGTCCAGCTTCTGGCTGCCATAGACGGTTTCGCAGGCGGGAAGGACCTTCTCCAGCGCGCGGCGCTCGTCTTCCAGGTCGTGCCACAGGATGAAATGATCGTCGGGCGAGGCGGCGACGATCTCGGCGGCCTTGGCGATGCGGGTGTCGAGCGTGCGGCGCTTCTCGCGCGAAGCTTCGACCACGCCCAGCGCCGTGTCGCGCATCAGGCGACCCTGGCCGTTCGCTTCCGGCTCGGCGTCGGCGATGTCGGCTTCGACGCAGTGCCAGCGGACGGTGATCGGCGGCAGGTCATAGCCTTCGTCGGAATAGCCCAGGTCGCTCGGGCGCTGGATGCAGACAGCCCAGCTGTTCACCCACGTCCAGAACTCATCGACCTTGTGCGGATAGAGGGTGAGGTCGCCGGCCTTTTCGCTGTTGCGCTGGAAGAAGCGGGTCAGGGCCTGCCCGGTGTCCATGATGCCTAGGAACCCGGCATAGTGGATCATTTCCTTGTAGCGGTTCGGCGCGGGCGTGGCGGTGGCGACGTGGCGATATGGGATCGCCTCGAACAGCGGCAGGAACTCCTGATAGGTCTTGGACCCGAAGGAGCGCAGCACGTCAGCCTCGTCCAGGCTGGCCCAGCCGAACTGGGCGACATTGATCTTGCCCTCGCGGACACTCTCGTAATTCGTCAGGAACAGCGGGAGCGTGGCGACGCCCGATGTGTCTGCCAGCACAGCCGCGATGTCCGCTTCCGACTGCACAAAGGCCACCGGGATATCGAGCAGCGCAGCGTCGTGCAGAAATTCGCGGCGCACGTTGAGCGGGAGCACGATCAGGCCCCGGCAATTGGCCTTGGCGCAGATGATCGATCCGATCAGCAGCTGCTGCATCGTCTTGTGCAGGCCGAAGCTCTCGAACAGCGCGCGCCGGCCGCCCTCCACCGCCCAGCGGACGATATGGCGGACGTGATCCTTCATAGGCCGGCCGTCGGTCAGGTGCGTCGGGATTTCGTCCAGCGAGCAGGGCAGGCCTGCGGGCAGGGCAAGCGGTGCCTTCGCTTCGAGGAAGGTCCGGTATTCAGGCAAAGAGATATCGTTCGCGGAACCGGCATCGACCGGCGCCGCGCTGTTCGCGCTATCCATGTTCTCACTCCTGGGCGGTCAGCCGCCGGCTAGGTTCAGTTCCCCACGGCTCTCAGCCGCACTTCGTTGCGTCGGCGCTCCAGCACGCTGGCAGCGCGAATGAATTCATCGATCACGCCCGCGCCTTCGAGCTTGCGGACATCGTCGTCACAGCAGACCCCGTCCGACAGCAGCGTGATCAGCAGGGGCAGGGCCTCAGCGATCTTGAGCGGGATGTGGCCGACGTTGTCGCAGCACAGCGCGTCCGCCGGCACAGCCTTGGCGCCGATGAGCGCCAGAATGGTGTTGAGCGCTTCCGGGCCGAACGCCTTGCCGATCGACAGCATGGCGATGGCGCCCAGGTCGCCCTTCTTGTTGCGGGCATTGCCGACCGTCGCGGCCGATGTGCCCAACAGGTCGGCCATGTCCTGATCGGTCAGGTCATCGCTCGCCTGCTGGGCTGCGACCGTCCGGCTCACGGCCTCGCGATAAGAATTCTGTGTGAGACGGGGCAACTTGCCCAACACGCTGGGCGCGCCTGCGCGTAGACCGGCACCATGATCGCAACAACCGGACATCAGGCATGATCCTTCTTATCGACACGACCGCCCTCAAGGGCACCAGCCGCGATCAGATCGGCCACCGTCCGGTGCGATCGGTAGGGGTAGGGCGCGACGACGTCGGAGCGCGTGCGCACGCGAATGAGACCGAGGCGCATCAGGCTGCCCTCCGATATCCGGCCATGAAACCGCGAACTTTCGCCTCGGTTTCAGGCCAGCAGCGGCGACCTGCACGTAACTGGCGCACGAAGTGACGGTCGCCCAGAGCCTGATCCCCGAACGCGGTCGGGGCCATGCCGGTAGCCTTAAGGAAGGCTTCGATTTCAGGGAGCACGGTAGCCATATGGATATTCATAGGTGTGTAGCCACACACCGTCAAGGTGTGTTACTGCACCCCTATCCGTTTTCGCGCGAAAAGTGTGTAACAACACACATGACTGACGGAATGGATGAGCTTCAACGGGTGCGAGCCGCACTTCGTGAGGCGATGGAACGCAAGGCGATTAAGAATAAGCCGCTCGCCCAAAAGGCTGGGCTGGGCGAGACGTCCGTTCGCGATCTGCTCGACAATGAGGATCGCGACATCAAGCTTGGCACGTTGTTTAAGATAGCCGGAGCGCTCGACACTGATATTCGAGATCTCATCGGAGGATCGCCGGCCGTTCCCCTGGTCGGCAGGGTCGGAGCTGGTGGCAACATCGTCTATGACGAGGTGATCGGCGAGACTGTGCCAAATCCGCCCGGCCTGACCGGCCAAGTGGAAGCGCTGGAAGTCCAGGGCACCTCAATGCTGCCCAGATATTCGAATGGCGATGTCGTATATATCTCGGCCACAATGCGCGGCATCAGCGAGGAAGATATCGGCGACTTCTGTGCGGTAAGGCTGAAAAGCGGCGAGACGTATGTGAAGCAGCTGGCATACGGCAGCCGGCCGGGCTTTTTCACACTTCGCAGTCTCAACGCTGAGGACATCGTGGATGTCGAAGTCGAATGGGCAGCGCCCATTCTTTTCGTTATGCCGCGCGCTGCTCGACGCCTTTTGGGGGTCTGACCCAGTAGCGATATCCGCCGGCGGGAGCCTCTGGTGCTGGGCGGTCTGGATAGTGCGATTGAACAACCAGGACATCATCGCAAAGGGCGAGGCTGAGGCGCGCACCGATTTGGCAAGACCTGCTCAGACCGATGCTGTCGATCACGGCTGAAACGCCCCGACCGTGCTGAAGAATCGCGACGTGGACCGGACTTTGTCGCGGCAGGTAGCCAATCGTCTCGCCAAGCATGGAATCGACCCGGAGTGCCATCGGATCGTGCGGATTGTCAGGTTCGTGAATGATCCGCACGGGCTCACCCGCCGCGCATCGCTCTAGCGCGGCCTGGTAAAAGCTCACCCCCACCAGCTTCTGAAACAGCATGCCGTCATCCATGCGAATCGATCCTCCTGTTCCGGCAGCATCTACACCAATTGGAACAAATCAAGAACGATGTGCGGCAACACACTTTCTCACTTGACGAGGTGTGTAGCAGCACACTATTTAGGCTCCATCACCTGACCTCGCCGGATCGGCCGGCGACGCGAGACGGTGGGGAGATATGGCATGCACGCCATCAGCTTTACCGTAGGCTCGGCCGCCGCTGGCGCGATTGCGCAGCAGCAGGCGCTTGAGCATCGCGAAGACTTCGACGCGTATCGCACGCTCGACCTGATCAAGATGGGCTTCCAGAGCGCGAGCCAGGCGGTCGACATCCTTGCGGCCGACCCGGCCGAGACGCGCGCCTGCCTGATCCACGGCGCCAGCCGCCTACTGGCCGCTGCTGACCGTCTGGACCCTGCCGCGCCGCCCGCCAACGTCTTTCCGCTGGGCGCCGCGTGATGAGCCTTGCCCTGCACATCCTCTCCACCGTCGTGGCCATTGCGCTGATCACCGCGTCCTGCGCCGCCATGGCCGCAGAATTCCAGCGGTACGGCCGCAAGATGCTTGCGGCCCTGGAGCATCGCTCGTGACGGTCCGCTTTCACACCAAGGGCCGCGATCCGCTCGTCGTGCCGCGCACCACGCCCTGGCAGCGCGAGCGCGCCGGCGGCCCGATCCTTCCCATGCACCAGCCGCGCCGCTGGTGGCAGCTCTGGAGGCGCGCATGATCGCCACCTTCCATTCCGATCCGGTGGAACTGCTCAAGGCGATGTGGCGCGGCAACGCGGCCATGTCGAACCTTCTGCCGCTGGACGGCAAGCTCGCTGCGATCGAGGCGGCCAAGGCTGGTGCGACGCCGACCGAAGCCATGTATTTCGGCCAGGGCTACCGCCTGCCGACCGGATGGGGCTGGGACCGCGTTGCCCAGGTGCGCGCGGCGCATCATATCGCCTCTCACCTGGTCCCGGTCGCGCTCGACGGCCCGGCGATCGCCTGGGGCGTGCCGATGATCGAAGGCAAGTTCCTGCAGCGGCCGCGCGGGCCGATGGCGCCGCGCGTCTTCCACCGCGCCAACACCTTCTACGTGATCGAGCTGCCGGCCGATGACGACCTCAATGCCCATGCCGAGGCGAACCCCGGCACGGTGCGGATCGAAGACATGTTCGGCAATGTCCTGTGGCCGGAGGGCACCGAGCAGTGATCGACGTCGCGACCATCGCCTCTATGGCGGCGCACAAGGCCGAGCGCCTGCGCCGGCTGAACAACCAACCCCCACTGTCCGACTGCGTCGTTATCCCTCTGACGGCGCATCGGGCAGGAGCCTCGGACGACCTCGCCCCCTTTCATGGGTCGCCATCCTCCCCGCGCGGACCGGTCATCGAGGCTGATCGGTCCGCCTTCCAATCCGATCCGGGCGAAGAATGCCCGTGCCCCATCTGCACCAGCGACTGCGCACGCATTGTGCCGTGCCAGCGGGAGAATGACCGTTGAGCGAAGAATCCTCCAGCAGCGACGCAGACAAGGTGGCGATATCGTCTCTTGCCAATCTTTTTGCGGACATGAGCGCCTACGAGATCGCGACGATGGTCGTGTCCGAGCGGGAAGCGTTGTCTGAGGCTCGGCGGCAGGCTGAAGACCGCGCGGCCGATATCCTCCGCGCCAACGCCCAGATCAACGAACTGAAGGCCGACCTTCGCCGCGTCCAGAGCGATCTCGCGGATCGTGAGCGCGAGGCCCGAAGCGCACGGGAAGCAACCGACCAGGCTCGCATGGCCGCAGCTGAACTGCGCGGCCGGCTGAAGGAAGTTCGCGCCAATCAGATGGTCCGCCGCGGTGACCTGGTCGGCTTCGGCGACGTCTGCGCGCCTCGTTTTGATCCCTATGATGATGGAGTGCCGTTCTGATGAGCACCGATTTCAGCACACTGATCGCCGATGCGGTCGCAGCAAAGATGACGCCCGACTTCATCGAGAAGGAGGTGAATAGCCGCGTCGAGAAGCTGATTGTCGAATGCATCGACAAGTCCTTCCGCAGCTACAGCGATACCGCCAAGCAGATCGAGGAAGCGGTGACCGCTGCCCTGAAGGTCAGCAAGCTTGATCTGCCCAGCTACGGGACGATGGTCACGGCGATGCTCAAATCGCAGATTGAAGCTGTCGTGAGCCCGATCGTGTCCGGCCGCCTTGCCGCCGACATGGAAGAACTTCTCAAGCTGGCCCCGGCGGAGATCAAGCTCTCCGAGATCGTCAACGACATGCGCCAAGAGCACGAGCACGGTGACAAGTGGGGCGATGTCATAACCGTCATTTTGGAAGATCCAAGCTACCGCTCTCGCTGGCTCTATCTGGACGAGGAAGATCGCTACGACGATCGCGACAAGTACAAGTGTCGTCATCGGCTTCTTCTGAATGAGGATGGCACCGTCAGCGGCGGATGGATTGATACCAAGGATCCGACCAAGGGCACTTGGGTCGGTCGCTCGCATGGTCTCGGTCAGCGGCTGCGCGCTTTCATCGCCTGCAACACCAGGATCATCCTCGATATCGACAATGTCGTGACGTCGGTGGGGGATTACTGATGCATATCGGATACGCCTCCCTCGCCGATATGCAGGCTTGGGCCGCCCAGATCATGTCCCGCGAATGCGATTTCCCGATCGGCGGGCGTGAAAACCCGTATCTGGAGCGCTGGTGGATCATCCCGCGCAATGAGCAGCAGAACGTCTATCTGCACCGCATCCTGCGCGACGATGACGACCGCGCGCTGCACGATCACCCGTGGGATAACATCTTCTACGTGATCGCCGGCAGCTATCGCGAGATCACGCCGGACGGCACCTTCATCCGCCGGCCGGGCTACATCGTGCGCCGCCAGGCGACCGACATGCACCGCCTCGAACTGATCGACGGCGAGCCGTGCGTGTCGCTGTTCTTCACCGGCCCCAAGGTCCGCGAGTGGGGCTTCGACTGCCCCAAGGGCTGGGTCCACTGGCAGGACTTCACCGCCGGCGACAATGGCGAGCTGGTGGGCAACGGGTGCGGGGAATTCGCGTGATGGAGAAGAATCTACATGTCGAAGCGCTGACCACGGAGGATGGCGACCCTTGGGGCGTCTATGCCTATGGCCACATCGATCCCGCGCTGCTGACCCTCGACCTCATCAACGAGGCGCTGGATTACATCGGAATTGATCCGCTCGACAGGGCGGAGCCGAAGCATCTGTGGATGCACGCCGAAGAGGATGAGGATGGCGGCATGCCCGACTATCCCTGGCAATTCTGCCCGGCCGGGACTGAGGGAGCGATCGCCGTCACCGGGATCGACTTTCAGGCATGAGCAAGTTCGGCGCCGACACCGACGACTTCACCCTGGTCAAGACGCGCTATGGCGTCTGCCACAGCATCCCTGTGGGCGGGGAGGGGCGACGCGTCCACTGCAAGCGGAACGCTGCCACCTGCAAGTTCTGCCATGAGCATGGCGTGCCGGCGGCCGACCCGGATCCGTTCGACACCGCCTGCGCCGCGCTGCGCGCCCATTGGGGCCAGCGCTGGGCGGAGAGCGACCGCCGGCCGGGCGACCTGAAGCCGGACGAATATTGGCCCGCCGACGGCATCCACATCGTGGCGCTGGACGATGAGACCCGCGCCCGCTCCATCCTCGTCAGCTTTGGCGAGAACGACACCGCCATGGGCGCGATCAGCGCCATCTGCGCGGTCCACAATGAAATGATCGGGAGGCCTGATTGATGGGCATGGCGCTTGAGAAACTGCCTGACTGGCCGGCCGGTATGAACCGGGAAATGGCGCTCGCCTATACGGGCGTCAGTGGAGATCAGCTGGATGAATGGCGCCGCGCTGGCGTGGTTCGCTTCCGGCCGCGCGGCCCGCGTGGGCAGATGCTCGCCCTGCGCACCGACCTGGACGCCGCCCTGGCCATCCTCTTCGGCACCGAAAGCCGGGGAGGCATCGAACTCTGATGGGCAAAGCGATCGTGAAATTGCCCGCTTATGTGACACGCCTGAAGCTCGCGTCGGGACAGCACGCCTATTACTGGAAGTTGCCAAGCTGGGCGACGGTCAAGGATCCGAAGACCGGCAAGCGTGCGCCAGCCGTGCGGCATGGGTTCCCATGCCCAGTCGAATCCTGCGCCTTGGGCACCAGCCATGATGCGGCGGTCGCCAAGGCGGAGGGCTTAAACGAGACGCTGAGGGAATGGCGGCTGGGCGCGGAACGCCGGACGCTCAAGCCTGGGTCGATCGCTTGGCTGTTCAACTGGTATCGCGGGCTGGAGCGCTTCACCGACCTGAAGCCCAAGACGCAGCGCGATTATCGCCGGCTGATGGAGATCGTGGCCAACTTCCCGACCAGGGCAGGCGGCAAGCTGGGCAACCGGCTGGCGTCGGACATGGATGGCGAGACAGCCGACACACTCTATCTCAAGCTGCGGGAAAAGGGCGAGCGGGAGGCGGCCTATGCGATGCAGGTGTGCCGCCTCGTCTGGAAGTGGGCGCTGCGCCACAAGCGCACGACAGGCGTCAAGGATAACCCGTTTGCGGGCATGGGCATCAAAAGCACCCCGGCGGGCGAGAACCGGCCGACGACGCGCGAAGAATATGACCGGTACCGTATCGCGGCGCGGGATCTGGGCTATCAGAACATGGCTGCAGCGGCAGCTCTGTGCTTCGAGGCATGTCAGCGCGTCAGCCAGGTCTTTGGCCTGTGGCCGGACGAGGCTGCGATCGAGGAGGGAAGGGCGCCGCCGGCGGGGCTGCAGTGGTCCGTCTATAAGCCTGGCGTCGCGCTGGCGCTGGTGCAGCGCAAGACGGGCAATCCCGTCTGGCTCGACCTGACGATCGACGTCGAGGGCGAGACGGTGCAGCTTTACCCCGACCTGGAGGCCGAGCTTCAGGATCTGCGGCAGCGCGCGGCGCGGGATCAGTTCGGCCAGCCGACCGGCCCCATGATCGTGGACGAGCGTTCTGGCCAACCGTTCGAGCAGCGCTGGATGTCCAGCGTCCACCGCAAGATCTGCAACAAGGCGGGGTTGCCGAAGGCGATGACATTCACCGGCTTCCGGCATGGCGGGATCACCGAGATCGGCGACGCTGGCGAGTACGACGTCCGACCGATCTCCGGGCACAAGACGCTCGCGCAGACGCGCACCTACAACAAGGCGACCGCCGAGAAGGGGCGCCGGATCGCGCTCAAACGGCGCGAGCATATCGACCAACTGGGCGAGCGGGAGGGTGGCAAGGCCAGCCGGCCGGGCTCGCGGGATAAGGAGGATGATCGGTGACTGATCCCATCAACATGCTGCTGTGGTGCCCCCAGTGTAATGCGCAGCACATCGATGCGCCGAGCGAGGGCTGGAACAACCCGCCGCACCGGTCCCATTTGTGCCATGAGTGTGGCTGCATTTGGCGTCCGGCCGACGTCGCCACCAATGGCGTGGCCGAAGTCAAGACGGCTGGCGATGCGGACACCTGGGGATGGATCGGCGGATATAGCCTGTTGCCGCCTCTGGGCCGCAGACTATCGGATGCGCTGGCTTCGCTTGAAATCGCAGAGCGGGATCGGCACGACCTGCTGCACGCCATTGGCTGGAAGACCGGACCGTTCACCGATGACGGCACGCGCCAGGTCGTGATGGATGACACCGCCGGCCTTCGGCCGGAAATGGTCAAGGCCCGCCGTCGCGCGCAGGAAGCCGAGGGCAGCGCGATGATGTGGCACATGATCGCGGGCGAGCGCGTCGAGAATGCACAATCCGGACTCTTGCTGCGCATCTGGCGTCAGTTGCGGGAAGAGCAGCAGGCCCGGCGATTGGCGGAATCTCGTCTCGCAAAGGCGCAGGTGCCGTTTCAGGGACGCGTTCAGCCGTGGATGATCGACTGCTTCGACGCGAAAATCGCCGGCGATAAGCTGGAGCGGTCAGATCGAGCAGTCGAGGAAATGCTCGAACTATCGCAGGCTGTATGCGCCTTGATTGGTGTCGACTTCGCGCCGCGCGCTCATGCTCTTGTCGATTATGTCGCCGGCCGTCCGGTCGGTGAGATACCGCAGGAAGTCGGCGGGGTAATGGTGACGCTTGCCGCCTTGTGTCTCGCCGTCGGGGCGGACATGCATGATGCTGGCGAGGCCGAGCTGGACAGGATCAACCAGCCGAACATCATCGAGAAAATCCGAGCCAAGCAGGCGGCCAAGCCCACCGGATCGGCGCTGCCGATTGCCTCGCCCAAGCCCGCACCGCATCCCGACACCGCGCGGCTCGACGCGTTGCGCGATGAGTGCTGGGACTTGCGTAGTTTTCCCGTGCTGACCGGCGGCGACACTGGCGATGTCTCGCTGTGGCCGATGACTGCAAAGGGTGAGTGGTGCGGCGAGTATCAGGGCACCTCGCCTCAAGCGATGGGGACTGACAATGGGAACTAGAGGCATACCGGGCACGCCGCGGCCAGGTGCAGGCTATAACCGAGGCGGCAAGCGCTCGGAAGCGATCCTGGCTCGAATGAAAGAGATCCAGCGCCGGCAGGCGGCTGGCGAGCCGGTTTATGGAAAACCGCTGCCGGCGATGCCGCATGCCACCGACAGAAAGGCATAGCGATGGCCACGGTGACGGTGTGGACGCGGGCGGGTTGCATGACGATCGAGATAGACGATGGCGGACATCCGATCGATCTGAACGGGCGCCGCCCCAGCCACTTCGAGCGCGCCCGGTCAGAGCTCATGGGTGGGCGGTGGACAGACGATGAAGCTGAGAAGCTGATCGATCTTGTGAGGCTGGGTCAGGCGCAGGGATCACCGCGACGCGACTCATGA